ATTGCTCACCGTCCGCATCGAACACGTCCCGGTAGGCTCCCAAGACATAACGGCGCGTTACTTCGACCGTGAAGTCAATTTCTTCCTGCAATCCTCTGGTTTCGATGCCTGACGCGATAATGAAGCGGACAGCCTCGGGGTCGCACAGAAGGCGAGCCCCTTCGACTGTGTGAGCATTGAGGATCACGCCGAACTCTGCGGCTGGATGAAGTTCATGGTTATTCTTCACGATGCGGCTCCTCCCATCCAGTACAGGGACAGCCGATGCAAATTCCGGCGTACTGTTCTTTGTGTGAATCACGGCTGTGGCCACATTCGGAGCACATATCTCTCGCGTCGGCGTCCGCATCTGCCGCTGCCCGTTCGCCTGCTACAAACGCCTGTTCCAGGTACCCGGCGAGTGTGCTCTGCATTTTCATTCTCCATGAGGCTGGTTGCCTCTCACTTACAAATACAGCTTAATACGGCGCTGTATAATAGTCAAGAGGTTTTACCTGTGGAAATCTCAGTTTTCTGTGGAAATCTTTTTGACCTGGCTAGCGCAGCGTTCTTCCGGCGTGCTTCGAGTTGCGCGTTGGTGAGTGGCTTCTTGGCCGTTGCTTGGCCTCCGAGCTTCCCCAAGGCTTGTGCGTGCGGATTCTTCATGCGGCTATCATATATACGTCGCTCTATAGTGTCAAGAGTTTTTTGCGTGGTGGGCTATAATGAGCAGCTTATGAGCGCATGAATCTTTCGATGCTGGATGCTGAGATGCGCAGGCGCGAATTGATCCCGGTCCCGATCTTGCGGCCTACGAGCTTACCGGCTTTTATGAGCTTGCGCACGGTCTGCTCAGAGACTTTGAGATACCGTGCCGTTTCCGCGACAGTGAGAAGATCAGCGTCGAGTTGCTGTGAATTTGCCATGAACGCACCTTATCACACTTGATGGTGAAAGTAAACGAAAATGCGGTATTCTCCCTTGAGTGCGAAACCATACAGCGCTTTCAGGTCATCTGGAATCGGGTGTTTGAGGGGCGCAGTTGGGCCTGTACTACACCGCGACCTGTGCTTGGCGATCTCAGTTTCACTAATCGAGCCGCTATATCCGCAGGAAAGACACTGAAAAAACTTGAATTCACTCATTGTTGGTTCCTTCGGGCCCCAGGCCGGCTAGGAAAATCGTAGTTTACGCGTCATCCAGTCCCAAGACTGGGTGGCTTTACGCCTTGCGCGAGTCTCGGGATGGGTAAAGTGAAGGCGAATATAACCGTGATCGAAGGCCCATTGCCACGCTGCCTGGGTGGTGGCGAAGAGTCTGCCGTCGCCGTATCCTCTGGTTCCATTGCAACCCATGTCGCGTCCAGCGATGCGAAAGCGCCGAAGTGAGAGGATGGCGCCATTGATGCCCGCCCCGGTCGTGCAAGACACAGACCAGCCGTCCTGCGTGACTGTAATGTGAGTGTAAGTTTTGAGTGTCATTTTCAATCTCCATGAGGACATGGTGTTTGTCCTCTCACTTACACAACCACCATAGCGCACTCTATCATACTTGTCAATACCCCAATGCAAATTATTTTACAGTGTCGCATATCAATATGGACGGAGGCGTCCTCAAAGGGGTAATCTCTTCGTGCCGTCAAATACGGGTCTTGCGGATCGCGTGCGGATTGGGCGCTAATTGGCTGGGGCATGATGGCTATGCGGCAGTACGGCCTTGCGTGGGCGAGCCAGTCCTGGCGCGATTGTCCGGCAAGCCGGATCACATCTTCGACAAGAGCTGTCGCGCCAAAGGCAACCGCGCCTCGTGCTACGGGCGCCGAGGCAGGAGCCAAGGCAATCTCTCTTTCGACCGCGCAGATCCACAGCGCGAGTATCAACTTCGGCGGCGGCGCCATAGGCGGTGCGGGGAGCAGTGGCGTGGGGCCTTCCGCGGGCTTCGCCGGTGCGCCCGCGGCGGGAACCTACAGCGCAGGGGGCACTCTGATGCCGTTACTGGCGCTAAGTTGGTGCCTCTATTGGCGTTGCGCGGCGAGCGGTGCCAGTAGTGCGCGGAAGTTGTCCGGGGTGTGGCGGCGCAAGGGCTTTGACCGTTCCAGCGGCCAGTGACGGGTTCCTGAAAATAGTTCTTGACAGTGCTCCTATATCGTGTACACTACTAATGTGGAGATCAAGACATGCCTGCGATGTGGACAGCAATGGTGCACACGGTTGGTGCGGCCAGTGCGATGCGGAAAGTGTAAGAGTCCTTACTGGGACCGAGAGAGGCAGAATGGGAAAATCGTTGCCGAAGCAAAAGGACGCGCGGATCAGGTGCGAGAAATGCCTGTCGCGGTACAGCGAGAAAAACGTCAGACGGAGGCTGCGCCACGAAAGCGGGAAGTGCGTCCCAAGGCAAGAGCCTGTCCAAGCTGCCAGAGTTCCGAAAAGGTAGTTTCCTGGGGGCCGGATCAACTACGCTGCCAAGAATGTGGCCGGAATTTCCCGGCGTGAGTCGCTAGAATTATTGGCGGCTGCAAAAGCGTTAAAGGCCATATGCAAGCCCCTAGCCGGTATCAAGCCCGGCCCGCGCAATTCAATCTGCAAGCCAAGGAGAAGCGATGAGCGAGAAGAAGATTCAGGTGCCAGAAGGGATGCTCGAAACGGCGAAAATGGCCGTGCAGGATTACAACCACTTCAACCCAAACGATATTTTGCCGTGCCTCGAAGAAGCCCTGCGCTGGGTGGCCGAGAATCCGATTGTGCCTCCAATACCCGAAGTGCATCGGATAATGTCCGACTACAGGAGTTCGCATCGAGGGTGCTGTGAAGGTGAAATATATGAATTCGTGGCGACAGAGTGGCAGCGCCGCATGTTCCTCGCGCCGGAGCCGGAAGTGCCTCAACTCTCCCAATTGGATGTATGCCCTTTTTGTGCTTGTCTATCGGACGATCTAAGCCCTGTTTGGGATCGGGAGACGGGAAAGCTCACGCGCCTAACCTGCACACACTGCAAAGTAGCCTTTTACCCCGCTGGAGATAGAGATTTGGCTCCAACTTGGAATCTTCGCCAGAAGCAGCACGATGTATGCGAAGTGTGCCATCCTCTCAGGGAGCCGGAAGTGCCGGAGGTGGTTAAGGACTTGCTCATCAAATCAGTCTCAGATAAATAGATACCTGTTGATGAGCATGAGCGGACGGGAACGATACCAAAGATGAATTGGAATGTGATCGAAGCCTACCGTCGCGGCCAGCAATCGAAGTCGTAACCGTTTCAGTCAGTACCAAGAGGGTAAACATGAGCGACATTACCGAGCGGGACGAAGCTATCCTGACCCGCGTTCCGAGACCAATGGCACAGCCGAAATGCCCATCTTGCAAGCACGCTCCGCTGGAGTTTGCCTGCAACGTGGTTCCGACAGGCGCGGGACATCTGGTGGCAATCATCTGGTGCGGTCACTGCGGCTACACGCTCAGCACGCAGTTTGTGGGCATGGCGGAGCATCAGGGGCCAAGAATAGTGAGGCCGTCGTGAAGCGCCGTCTTGTGGGCGACCCCAAGCGCAACTACGCCCGCGAGTGGCGGCAGTGGCGCACAAAGCACAAGCTGACTCAGGGCCAGATGGCTGATGTTCTCTACGTCACCCGCCGCACCATATCGAACATCGAGGCGGGAAGGCATCGGCCAAGCCTTTTAGTTCGTGAGAAAATGAGGGCATTGCAGGCCAGATACAGAGAGGCGCAAGCATGAGCACCGCGACACTGACAATTCCCCAGCCATTGAACGGCCTCGAAATCCGGCGCGGCATTGCCAAGCGCATGACCGAGGGCGTTCCTGCCGAGATTCAGGAGACACTGCGAGCGCAGATTGAAGAGGGACTAGCCAAGACATGCTCCCTGACCATCGGCAGCGCCTACGCGAAGTTCAAGGCATCGTGGACGCTGACCTGGTGGAAGCAGAATGATACGGTTTTCCTACGCTGGTGGGTCGATTACGAGCTTGACGACTTCGGGCGCGTCACGCGGGCCGGCATCGGGGACAATCGACGGGCGCCGGGTAAGGATGCTGTGACGCTGACGGGGGTAATTCCCGAGATTCCCCCTGACCGCTTCCGCCGTGAGACGGAGCAGCCGATTCCCAAGCCCACGGAGTTGAAGAAGCCGGAAGAGCCTGCCGTGACCATGAGTCGGTCTGTGCGGGGGACGGGGCGGCGGAGGAGCGTATGAACCGTCGGGCCTTTTTATCTCTTCTCGGTGCTGCGGCCGTCGCCACGTTGGTGCCGAGGAAAATCTATTGCTTTGCGCCTCCGAACGGATGGGCACTTTCTGATTCGGGGGTGTGGAGCTATCGGTTCTTCTACCGCAACTCGCTGACGGGATGTACCACTGAGATTGAAAAGTATCGCGGCCTGTTTACGATACCGGAGGGAGCCACCATTCAGGGATTCTCGGTAGGATTCGACACGGCAGATTTGATCGACTTCTATAGACGTGCTCCGGGCGCTCTGGAGTACGAATACATGGAAACCTTCCCAACGGGGCTGAAATATGACCACCAAACAGATTGACCGCCTGCTCGACATTCTCTCCCGAGCTGTGAAAGTTGCCGAACGCTGGGCAGATAGGGAGTATCCTGTTGCAGATGAAACAGAAGCCACCATCAGCCGAGTCGGGGACCGTCCCCTTCCCCAAACCGTCCAGGAGTACAACGAACTTGAGCCGGAAGAAACAGTCGGGCGCTTCGAGCAAAGGTTTCGCGCTCAGTCGTAATCGAACTCCGCTTACGGTGATGAAGCGCCTGGACATCGATCCTGACGAAGTGGCGCTCTGCTCTACCGAACCCTCAGAAATCCTCACGCGCTGTCTTGGCGGGAAATCTGGCCGTTTACCACGCCAGCGCATCCTGTCCTTTGCCGCTGTCTCGAATCAGCCGTGCGCCATGAAGTTTGTGGGTGCCATGCGGCAAATCGGCGCTGCTGACCTTGGCGCTTTGTCATTCGAGGCGATGTGCGTCAGAGCGCGTGTAAGCCCCGTAGAGATGCTTGGAGCGATCCTGATGGCCGCCCAGTCCATGAAGGCCACAGAAAGCGCGCTCAAGGCAATTCTGGCCCATCCAGACGTAGTACAGGCGACGGTTGACTCCGCTATCGAGGGAGTACCTGTTATCGTGAGCGGCAAACCGGTATTCGATGAAAATGGCAAGGTTCTGCGCTACGATCATGGAGACGTGGCGGCGCAGCGGGTCATGCACGAGGCGGTGGGATTCCTACCAACCAAAAAGGGCGGAGTGGAGATCAACTTCGGCTTTGGACGGCCTCCAGAGGAGCGGGATGCTGACACCGATGCCGATGAAGCCTGGGATAATGCTTTCCCCGACATGGGCGAGCAGATTCAGGGATTTTCGGCTGCGAAACATAGGCTCTTGGAGGCTGAGACAAAATGAAGAAGATTCTTAATTGGGCGCTTCGCAGATGGGGCAGTCGGAGGATTTTGCTGCTTGAGAATTCTCTACGCACTATTTTGGTCCAGAACAATGCGCTTGAGGCTGAGTGCAGGTGCTACCGCATCCGCCTGGGATGGGAGATGCCGGGGATGTACATCGCACAGGGCCATTGGGTTTGGCACTCCACAGATGGCACGAAGAAGCCCTTTCCCGGAACGCGGTGGGAGCATATTCTTCCGCCTGAAATCCAACGGATTAAGGGGTACATGGAATGAAAGAATTACACTTACATGCAGTCAAGCAACACGGAAAAACAACCGCCATTCTGCTTGTAAGAACAGATAGCGGGAAGCTCTACTCGGCAAATACAGAAATGAAGGGTGCAGATTCACTCGAATCTCTGCGTCCCCTTTTGTATCAGCGCATAAATATGTTGATCGAAACGGGGAAGTGAGATGGTGGCGGCCTCCAGAGGAGCGGGATGCTGACACCGATGCCGATGAAGCCTGGGATAATGCTTTCCCCGACATGGGCGAGCCGAACTCGAAGTGTACGGCGGCGTTGCGCCGAGGGTGGTGCCAAACGTATAGCACTCGCATCGTCAATCTCACAGTCGCAGACTTCGCACGCCGGAACGGCTGGGAACCGCGCTTCCACGACGTAGCCGAGTGCGACTACATGCAGGAGGAGATTCAGAAGTACGCCGATGTGTCGAAATCGAAAACCGGCGCAAGGTCTTACTTTTTCTGGAAGGACGACAAATCTCCCTCTGTGGCAACGGTCAATAAAATCAAGCGATGGGTTGCGAATGAACGTTTCCTATGCTCAGCATCGGCAGAATACTTTGTCACCCGCTATGCCTACATCCGCGCCGCAAACACGCAGATCATTCACTTCGATTTTCGGAATGCGCAGAGAATCTTTTTTGCGTTCCTGGCCGAATGCGATGATCTCCAGATTGCAATTCAGCTTTTCATCTTGAAGGCTCGCCAGTTGGGCGTCTCGACGGTCACGGCGCTTTTCTTTTTGCACCGCATCCTCTACGTGGCAAACACCTACGCGGTCATGGCGTCGGTGCAAGTCCCCCAATCGCAGAAGCTCAAGAACATGATCGACACCTGTCAGGACAAGTTGCCGTTCTGGTTGCGCGTCGGTCAGACTTCCACGAAGTCAGCCGAGCCGCGCTGGACCAACGGTTCCCGGTTGTCGGTACAGGCGGGCGCACAGGAAGTCGGTATCGCTCAAGGCGATTCGCCTTCCTGTGTTCACCTGAGCGAACTCGGCGACTACACGAATCCCAAGCACACCTTGGATGAAGGTCTGTTCCCGGCCTGTCACCAGATTGCCTCGCTGTTCATGGTGCTGGAAGGAACGGGATCGACCGCGACGCCGTGGCAGAAAGAGAGTTGGGAACTCTATGCTGCAAAGAAAGGGCGCTTCACCGCGTTCTTCATTCCCCCAGCCTGCGCTAGTGACCTTTATCCGCCGGCCGATTGGTTGCGCCAACATCCCGTCCCCGAACCGTGGGAGCAGAACATCACCGATGCTACGCGGAAGATGCGTAGGCGGGGCGAGCTTTACGTCCGGTCCACTGACTATCTCTGGAAAATACTAGGCCAGCGGTGGGAGATGCCGCGTGAGTTTCAATGGTTCTGGCAATGCGGATATGAGGAAGCAATTGCCAAACACGCGGAGAGAGAGTTCCTTGCCGCCAATGCCGTGACCCCCCAAGATGCGTTTCAATCGAAGAATGATTCTGTATTCGCCAGCGAAACTATCAACCTCGTTACCGAAGCCCGCGAACAGAATTATGTCGCCTATGCCGTTACTGGACGCACAATCTTGATGGGCAGCGAAAATCAACCATATCAGCCCAATGCCGAGGAGATAAATCCAGATGAGCCAGAAATCATCTTGGAATGGAAAGGGCTGGATGATAACGAGTACCGTTGGAATCTGGTTTCTATGCGTTCGTTCGATGATTCCACTGATGAAGCCTGTTTCGACAAACTCTTGATTTTCGAGGAGCCGCAAGTGGGCGCTGAGTATTGCATTGCTATCGACACAGCGGGTGGCCTAAACAAGCCGAAGGAGGATCGCGCCAGCCTTTCTGTTCAGAAACATGGACATGGTAAGGAGCCGGATGTGCAGGTGGCGTCGTTTACTTCGATCCGTGTCAATTCGCCGCAAATGTCGCGCATCGCGGCGGCAGTGGCGGTCCTTTACGGAACAGATGGAAAGTGTAATGTCACCTCTTCAAATCCCCTTATCGTCAAGTTCATCGTCGAGCAAATCAGGAAGCCGGGAGATGAATGCCAGAGCCAACTGAAAATCATGGGATTTCTGGATCATCACGTCATGCTCAGGATCGATAAGAAGGGCAACATTTTGCCTGACTCCGGGCATCAGGAGGGCTGGTTCACCCGTGTTTACACGAGACCGTACCTCCTTGACCGCTGGGTGGACGCCGTGAATACGGGGTGGATGGTTCTCAACGATCCCATACTGATCCGGCAGCTTGCAACTTTCGTTCGTAAATATACAGGTGAGCAAGGAAAGAGTGAGATGATCCATTCCCAAGGCCAGCATGACGACAATATCTTCGCTTCGGCTATGGGGTGGACGACGTTCCATGAACTTGAGAACTCCGCTTCGCGCATACAAAGCCGCTGGCCGCTCGAAAAAAAAGTCAAGGAAGCCATGCCTGACGAGTGGTGTACTCGGAGCGTCATTGCGTGATTCCGTCCGCTTTCTGTTTGAAATAGGGTATAGTATTGGCAGTATGGCCGCTACGAACTCAGTCCAGCTAACAGGCAAGGAACGGACCTGTGTCTTTCGTGACCTTGACAGCGGGCGCATCCTAAGTTTCGGCATTTCGGGGTGTCCTCCGCTCAACGTACCGCAAGGAATCCGATACGAGACAATCGTGTGCTTTCACGCCTCTGAGCTTGACCGCTACATGAACCAATATCGTCAACAGCACAAGGACGATGAGGAGCAAGCTGCTGTACGAAAACTCGAAAGGGAAAAAGCCTTTCGCAAATCTGTGAGAGACGGGATTCTGGCGCGGAACTCACAACTGGACAGATGGAATGCCGCCGTCAATATTCGCGTGCTTGACACTTGGGATCGAGAATATGACCGAATCCTGAAACAGAAGATGGAGGCCATCCCGCGACTAGTCGCAGAAATGTATGAGGAGGGCGGCGATCAGACTAGAATCGTCAAAGATGCCGCGACAGGAGCGATGGCCAAGTGATAACAGACGCCGCTGACGACGGAAAGGTGCTCTCGTGGCAAGCGCCTCCACGCGAGGCGGGAGGAACCTACCTCAAGGGCTGGTTCGATGAGCTGGTGCAAAGCGGGGACGCTTGGTTGCAAGCGCAGCCTGGAATCGCCAATCTCACCAACGACATTCAGCTTTTGATGGGAACAGGGCAAGAGCGCGATATGCCCTCGAATCTGCTCCAGCCGGACATCCGCTCCTTTGTCGAGACCATTACCGACCTCCGGCAGATTGCCACGATGGGATCAAAGGCAAAGCAGAACAAAAAGACAGTTGCTCTTTATAATGACATCTTCAAATTTGTGTTTTGGGACTCGCTCTACGTTCCGAATACCCGCAAAGCTCTCCAGTGGGCCATCATGGGGCGCGGATACAAGTGGCAAAAATTCTCGCGCCCGTGGCACGGAATCGGACCAGCCAAGATGAAATTCGAGGCGCTTGGGCCGAGAGAATTTCTTCCCGACCAGCTTCCGCACAATGGCGATCTTGACGATGGCTATGCGGGCACGATCATTTTTCCGATGGGCCTTTCGGAAGCACACGCGCGGTTCCCAAAGTTTCAGCAGTGGCTCACTCCGATTTCTCAGTACTCCCGCTCTGGGGTCAACGTCACGCAGAACATGCTCAGGCGCTATGAGTTCTACGACCGCTGGCGTTTTGGCGGGTCAAACAACTCGGATTGGATTGAGAAGTACTGCGAAATTCGTTACCACTTCATTCATGATCTAAGAATCAATGACACTGGCTACACGCAGCAGATGGGCGTGGATGGATCGACGTGGGGCTACAAGGTTCCGACGCTGGGCGATTTGATTGTGACTGTTGACCCCGACACCGGGCTGCCCAAGTCCCGAAAAGCCGAGATGTCGGACTGCAAGATGTATCCACGCATGAGGCTTGCGGTCACTTCGCCGTCGTGTCCAGTCCCTCTTTATGACGACACAGCGTTCGACTGGCATGGTTCGATCCCAGTGACAAAGCACGAAGTCAACGACTGGGTTTGGTCTCCACTAGGATACTCGCTCGTTTCTGGCGTAAAAGGTCTGGAAGTCGCCCGCCGAGACAGGCTTTCGGACATCAATTCGACTCTGGCGATCATGAAAGACCCGCCGCTTGGAACCGATGTCTCGACAGGCGTCTCTCGCACGCAGATGGACAAACTCGACTTGCTCCACGCGCAAGGCGTGAGAGTCGGCGGCAAGGGCGATCCTTCCAAGTGGACCCGTTCATTGCTGCCCGAAGGCGTATCAGTTGAGGAGGCCGATTACAAGGGCGTGGATATGTTGAGCGCCGCTGTCAAAGCCGCTTTGGGGCTTTCCGATATTGCCAGCCTGCGCGAAGTCAAGGGGAATATGTCGGATCAGGCGTTCGACAAGTTCATTGAGAATCTTGGTCCGGTAGCAAAGGGCATCGCGTTGAATCAGTGGATTGCCAACTCCAAAGACGCGAACATGCTCAAGTACAACATCGCGCAATACTTCACCGTAGACATGATTATGGACATGATTGGGCCGGAAGGGGTAGGAGTTGAGACGTTCGACAACGATCCCAACTCTCTGGTGCCGTCGCATCTTCCCGGTGAGGATCAAAGCAATGTCAGTGCTCACACGCGGCAGCAAAGAGCGGACTGGTTCTGCGAACGACTCAAAGTGGTAAATACTCCGACGCAACTCCTCAATATCACGCATACGATTGAGCGCATGACGCAAATCTTCATGCTCCAACAAAAGGTTCCGATAGACATCGAAACCACGATGGAAAAGATTGGTGTTCCCGATTACCAAATTCGTCATGAGGCATGGAAAGAGGAGCAACTGGAAGATGCTGAATGGGAACTCGAAGTTAAGGCGGCTCTCGCCCGAAAGACGGCTGCTCTCGGATTGAACCCTCCCGAGCCTCAAGGCCCAGGACAAGGCAAGGGCGGCGGCAGAAAACAAAGCGGTAAAAAGGACATGCAGCCCGCGATGAAGGGGTCGCAATCGGGGCAAGTACGTGCTGTGAACAAATCGAGTTAATGGAGGCAAGAGTGGACACCCGCACGCAGATCGAAAAGGACTTAGGAATCGAAGTGGTAAAGAGCGAGAAGATTGTCTCCTACCGTGAAACCGTGGCGCTCAGAAAGAAAGAGCGCATCCCCGAAGCCATTGCCCATATCCAGTCGCTCATTCATGGCGGGAAAGTGACGGGGAAAGTGAACGTCAACATGAATCAGGGAGGCGTCGTTTCGGTCCTCACAGAGCAAACGGGGAGGATTCGCCTGGGGTCAGAATTGGACGAAATGACGGACGAGGTTTTCAGCCTCCAGAAAAAAGCAGTTGACACGCGGGCGAATATGGCGTAAAGATTAGCAAAGAAGACTGAATCGAGATTCTGTACCACTCCTTTGGAGAACGGATACGGCCTCAGAAGCGCGGATAGCTTTT